ACTCAGAAAAATGTGATTTATTTGTGTAAAATAGTAATATATGCGCATGTGTAACATGTCTGATAAAAGGGGTGTAGGGGGTAGGGTATGGTTAGAAGTTAGGGAAATCCCTAACTTTTCCTACGTATCTATTGTAAACTGTGACAAGTTATGGTCTATTGGTCTTATCGAAAGGCAATAACGCCATAATCAAACAGTCATGAAAGGATATATTATGACAAAGCAAAAATTAATAACTACGTCGGCATTAACTCAAGTTGAGCCAGTCCTTAAAGAAGCAATCATTGCAAAGGTCAAATCTGGTGTTTCTCTTATCCAGACCTTAAGAGATCTAGGTAAACTTTGGACTGACCTAATTAGTCCTAATACTAAGGATAGCCAGTCCACATGCACCAAGGAATACTTTAAAGATCTTAAAGATACTGTGGTGTTAGGTTGGACTGATGAAAAGCAGACCTTGTTTAACACGCCTACTAAAGATCTTGATCCAGTCGACAAGTTGGAAAAGAAGAAGCTTCAACAGTCTATCAATTCAACTATTTCTGATATGAAAGACCAACTTAAAAAAGAACAGACTGAAACTAAATCTAAAGAAAAAAGATCGCCTTTAGAAATCTTTATGTCTGATATCGACAAGGCAAGCAAGCGATTGCAAAACGATGAGATGTTCACACATCAAGATCAAGTGATTGTTGCAATGGAAGAATTGTATAATACAATCGAAAGATCTGCCTAAACTATCAAGCCACTCAGGGAAACTTGGGTGGCTTTTTTTATGCCCAAATTTTTGATGCCAGTTGTCGCATAATGGGTCGCAGGGTGTCTTGTTATTATACAGAGCGTGATTGATACCAGTGATGCGTAGAGCGTATAGCCTAATGTTCCAAATGTTCCACAATGTTCCAAAATAAAAATGCAAAATGGAACATTAGTAAATCGTATCATCTAGTGGCATATAGTGGCATATAGTGTTATATGGTTAGGGAAATCCCTAACTTTTTTCTATATATATATATAATGTTCCAAACTAAAAAATTGAGCGACAACATTTGAGCGACCACCTTTTGCGTAATCCTTTTTGGAACATTCTCACAAAATTCTCAAGACCCCCTCAATTCCCCCATTTTTGGAACATTGGAACATTCCAATAAAATCAATCACTTAGCAAACCTCACTTTGGAACATTATGGAACATTATGGAACATTGTATAACTTACCACTATTTACCACTACTTGTAATCATAGGGTACTAGCTCCCACACCTTGACATAGCCTAATATTAATGGTATACTATAGTAATAGTAGAAATATGTTCAACAGAAGGATAACAACATGATAACACGTTACGGTAAGATAATGGTTAGGGAAATCCCTAACGTAGAATGTGACAAGTGTGGCGAAGAGTTTGACGCTAGACGTAAAGCGTTAGGCTACAACACTTGCTTGTCATGTGGGCAGTTGATCGCAGAGCAAGTCAAGTTCTGTATCGCACCAGTCCACAAGTCCAACTATGTCGTGGTCACACGTAAGAGTGATCTTATCGGCATCAACAACAAAACTTGTTAGGGGTATCCCTAACTCAATTTAGGAGAAAGTAAATGACAAACAAAAAAATGAAAATAGCAGTCGACACGACAGAGAACGTATCAGAGGAGGACTTCCTCAAAATACACGAAGAGTTACACGAACAAGCGAAAGCTAAATACAACGTGGCAGAGGACATGCACATAAATGCAAAGATACTGCAATCAATCGGTCTACCAGACCTAGACGAAGAGAGTAAGAGGTCTGACAGATTTTTCGGTATGCGTCTCAACGGCAAATCAATCGACGATATCGAAAATAAGTTCTTGGCAATGTTTGCCGAGTTCGTAAGCCTTATGGCTTTATTCATCGGTATGCTAGGTTTTGGCGTACTACTTTGGGCAATCTTTGGAGGATAATAACATGGAAAACAAAATCGAAACATCAGCACCCAGCATAACAAGTTCTGCTATGTTGGTCGAATACAACGCATCTGTCTGGACTGGTCGAAAGCTAGACAAGAACGCATCACAAGAGTTGGAGATGGTCAAACGTACAGACCCCAACGTGGCGAACGTCCACAAGAAGTTGTTGGGCAACTGTCCAGAACTCAAAGCTATTCAACAGTTCGTTGGCAACGCACGTAATCAACATTACTCTATGACCTTACCGTGGTCAGATATGGGTATGCGTCTGTTACCTACAGCGACGTTCTTTAGATACAAACATCACATGTCTGGACTAGAGCAAGAGTTCGATCACTTGGTCAACAAGTTCTTTGATATCTATGATGACGCAGTTATCAATGCCCAGACTTTACTAGGGGACTTGTACCACCAAGACAACTACCCACCTGTTCACGTGTTACAGAGCAAGTTCTCATGGCGAATGAGTTTTGTACCACTTCCAACAAGTGGTGACTTTCGTGTGGATATGGGCAACGAGCAAGAGAAAGCATTGCGTGAAGATTACGACAAGCATTACAACTCTATGTTCGGTAAGGCTATCGACAACATGATAGACAAACTTGTTGTCTATCTAAAGAATGTATCAGAGCGTCTTGACTATCAAGATCATGAGGACAAGAAAGTATTTCGTGACACACTTACGTCCAACGTCACAAGTATGATCGAAGACTTGCTTGTTCCCATGTCAGATCAAGACTCACGGCTTAAGACGTTATCACGTCAGCTGTCTGATATATTTCAAGGCGTATCACCTGACGCATTGCGTGAAGATGATGTGCTACGTCATAACACTAAGCAAGGTGTTGATGACGCAATCAATTCAATCAAGTCACTTGGTTGGTAATCTAGTTAGGGATATCCCTAACGCATAATTAGAGAAAGGATATATTATGCAAAATTCAGCTAAATCAATGTACGCACTAAACCTAGAAGAGTGCAAAGATCTAATCTTATCAATCGGCAGTAAGCGTACTGTCTTGTTACAAGGCGATATGGGTAACGGTAAATCGTCGGTGTTACACATGTTAGCCAAGGACTTACCCAATCACATTCCATGCTATGTTGATTGCACCACGAAAGACTTGGGCGATATTATGATGCCGAAGTTCAAAGCGAATGGCGAACAAGACTATGTATCATTCGTACCCAATGAAGAGTTCGGTTTGCACATCAAGGACAAGCCAGTCATCATTGATCTTGACGAGTATGGCAAGGCGAACAAGTCGGTCAAGATGGCACTAACAAGATTGACGCTAGAGCGACAGTTGGGCAGTAACAAGTTACACCCCGATAGCATAATCTTTGCCACGACGAACAAAGGTTCAGAGGGTGTGGGCGACATACTAGAACCACATCAGCGTGACCGACTGGTTATCGTCAACGTGCGTAAGACTTCCAACACAGAGTGGTTGGCATGGGGTTTGAACAATGGCATCAACCCTTCAATACTTGGTTGGGTCAAGGACACACCACAGTTGTTTCACTCATTCGAAGATGTGAAGAACCCAGACGACAACCCATACATCTTCCACCCAAACCAACAGCGTACATCATTCGTTACCCCACGCTCACTACACATGGCGAGTGACTTGGTACATCAGCGTGACACGTTAGGAGATGATATACTAACGTCAGCATTGATGGGTACGATTGGCGATAGAGGTGCGTTGGACTTGATGGCATATGTGAAACTAATCGACAAGATGCCAAGCCGTGACGAGATCAAGAACTCACCACATACAGCGAAGATACCCGATAGTGTATCAGCTACAGTCATGGTGGTGTTTCGTTCACTTGGTTCAATGACCAAGGACTTTGTGACCCCATTCATGGAGTATCTTGTTAGGCTAGATGCAGAGGCACAAGCTATGTTCGTCAATGGTGTACGTGCGAAGAACTATCAGCATCAAACTATCGTGATGACTAATCAGAAGTTCACAGAGTGGGCAATGAAGAATCAACATCTTTATCAAGCAGATAAGAAATAAGGTTAGGGATATCCCTAACAGAAAGAGAGAGTAATATGAGTATATTAATCCAACAAAGTCTTACTGTCGAACAGCGACTACAAAAGGCAGTATCAGACATAATGAT